AGGGCATACTATCCCCAAGGATAAACAAATCAAACCCAACGACCGCCAAGTGGCTTAATTAGCTATACTTATAATTAATAACTAAGAGGGTTAAGGAAAATGAATAGTGGTTAAGGAGGTTAAAAAGGGTGTAAGAAGGTGTGTAAACTAATCTACCCAACAAACTACTAAATAAATTTTTATTTTAAACTAAAGACTAGTTTTACTGTAGTTTCTTAGCCTCCACCCACCAAAGGTATAAGTTTTATATTTAATAATCAATAGTTTTACAAAACTTTTTTTAATTTTTTTATTAAATACTTATACTTTTCAGTTATATCAAGGGTTTACAAGTAATAAATATTTAGTAATTAAGTATTTAGTACTTAGTATTTAGTAACTACCCAACTTGTTTTTAAATCCTAAAATGTAAATTTTAAAAACTACAAGACTAATTACTAAACAATGAAATGCTATTCAGCATTTCCATTTTTATTATATAAGGGTTAGAAAAAAGAGGTTTAGTTATTAAACATATAGAGCAACCTATGTTGTTACACATAAGTTGCTCTATTGATGTTTGCATATGATTGATGCTTACATATTGTCTATGTCTTCATCTATCACTTTTGCCTGTTCAGATTCCGGCTCTTGCTGAGGTACAATTATTCTTTTGGTAATACCAATTTTGCCTGCAATTTTCTCTGCAAACATTACCTCTAATGCGGTACCTTTCACTCTGTCATCTGACATTCTTACTAAGTCATCTTCCAATTCTGACTCATCAAGAGTATAGTCCCCATCACGTTTCTTATACATAGGTACAGTATCTTGTAATGGTAGAAACATTGTTCTGAACTGAGGTGTTCCATCTTCTGCGTGTAATGGATACTCTTTAAATTGCGGACTATTGATATAATCTTGCAATTCTTCTTTTGTACCTGTAACATTGAAGATGTAGAATCTCTTACCTTGTCCTGCACCTTCTTTTACTTGTCTGTAGCTGCTTACCTTTGTTGCTCTAATCATAACTTTTTGATTTTATTTAACAATTATATTTTAATAATAACAGGGTTAGAAAAAAGAGGGTTTATATTTAAAAGAGAGCCTTAGCTCTCTTTCTGTTCTATTAGTTCTTCAGGCCACTCCCAAGATATACCTCCTGCAACTGCTTTGGTATGTCCTTTAACTTGATTGTTCTTTACAAAGAGTGTATAGTAACCATCTTTTGTATTCCAAGATACAATTGTGTTACCCATCTCTTGCCACAAGTACATTGCTTTTATTAAGTCCATAATGTTTAGTTTAAAAGGAGAGCTATCACACTCTCCTTTATTTGTTATCTATCAATCTTACCAATGTACATTGTATCACCTTTTATACTAAAGCTTCTGTAACCACCACGATGAAAACCTAAAGCATAACCTTTAAATGTGATCAAGCCTCTCCAATATCCATTGCTGTTTTCAAAATCCATAAAGTTACCTTCAGGTAATGCTTTTGCGGGATAAGCTACATATAGATTTTTGCTTTCAAACATTTCAACTATCTTGCATTCATCTATAGCTGCATCTAATCTTACATAAGGTGATACAATCCATTTAACATCTTTTAATGCATCTGTAAATGATTTGTCAGTGCGTTCTTCTGTGTCAAAGTTCCAACTTAAACTTTTCATAATTTTTTAATTTTAAATTTTAATTTTTAATAATAACAGGGTTAGCAAATATCTAAAGTGCAAGAGGTATTTCACCTCTCACACCTTTATTTGCTATGAAACTTAGTTCCATCCTAGCGGATACATATTATGCATCATAACTAGATTAGTCTTTTGTATCTCTAAGTCCTTTAATGGCTTAGACATCATATTAAGTTTCTCTTGATTAGATATACCTTTACCTGTAAATCTAATCTTTAATTGTTCTATTGAATCAATTAAATACATCTTGTAATTTTGTTCTATTAGTTTGTCCATAGCTACTGAATTAAATTAATTTTACTTAGTAAAAGGGTTAGTAAAAAAGAGGGAAAGAAAAAAGGGCATATAGCCCTTTAGTTTAGAGGTCTTATGACCTCTTCAATATGGTATGCACCTTTTTGGTGCGCTCATATTGACCATGCACAGTAATGTCATTAAGATTGGTGAAATCACCATTCTTTGTGACAGTTGCTGTAATATTGTATTCCTCGAAGGTCTCAAGACCAAGAGATATACAATAGTTCTTGTGAATAGTATAATACCTATCGGGATTATCAGTATTAACAAGAGTGCAAACTGTATCAGATTTGCACGGAATAACTTTAACGTTTAAAGTTTTAACTTTACTCTTTAAAGTTTTTTCTTTAGTTTTACTTTTTGTTTTCATAGCAAATTTATTTTGCGTTTATAAAAGGGTTAGCATTTTTTGTTAGCAAAAAAAGAAAACCTCTTCAAAGGTTTTCTTTATGGGTTATAAGTTAAACTTCTCTATATACCATAAAGGTATGAGATGTTTAATTATAGTCCTGTGATGAAAGTCATCTGTAAAGATGTCTCCATCAAGTCCATTTGGGCTAAAATGGAACTTAATGGGAATATCATCTATGATACATATTCCATCAACAGCAGACTTGTTTGCAAGTTTCTTTTTTGCAAAAGAAGGAACTTCAAAACAAGTCATGCAACTTGTTGTTTCTGCAAGGTGATCCACCTGAAAGATTTCTATTGTCATAACAAATATATTTGTTATAATATAAGGGTTAGGTCTTTTTTTTGTTAGGAAAAAAAAGAAAAAGGGCCTAAGCCCTTTTTTACTTTAGTCCTAAAGTTACTTTGGTCCTAAAGTTACTTTTGGAAACTTCTTCATGAGTTTCAAAGCTAGTCTTTGTCTCTCAGGCAGAAGTGCACCATTCTTCTTGTGATTAGCCTTTGCTATTCCCAATGCATTAGATTTATTTTTCATGATGTAAAATTTTGAATTTTCATTAATATAAGGGTTAGGAAAAAAAATGCTGAACTCCGTTAAGGAGCTCAGCTATTTCTTTGGCAGTCACTTCTTGGAAGCGAATGTCAAAGGTCATTGCAGGTGGAATCTTATCTATAAGTTCCAGTGCAACCGCAGCAGCTTGGTTGCTACTTCCATAAAGTTTTGTAGAGAACACAGGCTTGCCTTTGTGATCACAGATGTTTGCGTAGTAAACTCTAATTCTTTTCATAGCTATAAATTTTATATTTATAGTTATAAAAGGGTTAGTCTTTTTAGTTTCATAAGGGGGTACCCCTGATGAAAAAAAGCCGGGGGGTTTTTTATTATAGGACCCAACACAATCTCTAACTTACTATTTTTATTTACCCCTAAATTCATTTTGCTTGGGATGTGTCCCCGCAAATTTGTAAATTGTATTCTAATCAAAATGTTTTATTATGGATAAGAAAAAGTTGTTAAAGGAGATAGAGGAGTTGGAGAATCAACTTACAGGTGATATGTTTCAGGATATGGAGATAAAGGATAAGATCCATAATCTTCAAATGAAGGTTAATGGTGTTAAACCTACAGATAGTCATATTGATTGTGTAGGGTGTGGAAGTTAATTGTATATTTGTGGTATGGCTTATATAGAAAGTAACTTTTTCCCCATGAAGGTTTTTGTGCGGAATGAGTATATGTATCAAGGTAAGAAAGGGCACGGTGAGTTTAGCCCCGCAGTTATAGTCTCAGTTAGGTGTATGCCAGATAGCAATTTGTTGTTTCAGGTTCTACTTGATAACGGTGTATTGCGTGATAAGCTTCCACCTCATGCTTTGTTGACTAAACCAGAATTGCCTAAACCTGATTTACCTTTTCATTATTTGCAATTGTGGAATTGTTTCTCTTATAATTTTACTGTTATTAAGTTGGGTTATTTAAGTAGCTCAAGAGTTGATGTTTATATGAAGGATCATAAATGGTATCCGGGGGAATATCACAGTACAATTAATTGGGGAAGTAATGATATGAATTGTGATATCACATTGTCCGAGGATCCTATGGAGCATAAAAGTCATCATATAATATTGTTGGATAATGGACAGATTGCCGTGCAGCCTAATAATAGGGTGAGATGGTATGAGCCAAGTTTTGTCACAGAAGAGTTTCCTGAAAGACCAGATTATTTGGTTAATAAGGATGAGTTTAACTCAGAGCTTCATGAAAAGTGGCACACAGAAAATTCTGACAGAATGTTTTATGATAATGAATAATTCGTATATTTGAAGAACTTTAAGTTGTTTAAATTAGGTTAATTGATGCAAAAGGGGGTTTTTAAGTAAGCTCCCTTTTGTGTTTAAAAGAATATTTGTATATTAGCCGAAAACCAACAATTATGAATCATTGGACAGAAACACGTGCCTTTAAAGGTTTTCTTGTATTAGTTACCCTAGCATTTAATATTGGATTTCACATACCTATGGGGGGTATATCTGCTTTTATGCAACTATGGGGAGATGGTGTAGAGTGGTTAGCTGTCGTTCTGCAGTTGATATTACTGTATGCTTTTTCAGGAAGTTTGTATTTCTTTATTAAGAATGTATGATAGGAGTAGTTCTTATACTGTTTGTATTTTATGGAATCTTTGAAGGAGCTATGGATGTTCTTCAGTTTAAGATTGATGAAAGTATTTTTAAAAAGTGCAATCAGCAATTTTGGAATCCAAAGTTTTCTTGGATGAATAAGTGGAAAGATGGTTGTCCAAAGTTTGGACCTAAGTTTCCAGGTAGCACAACAGTATTTGTATTTTTAACAGATGGATGGCACCTTATGAAGTGGTTTAGAAACAGAGCATTGGATATAGCGTTGTTTATAATATTGACTAGAATCTTTGAAGGGTTCTGGTTAAGTTTTATTATTACTGCTTTGATAGCAATAATAAGATCAACAGCTTTTGAAATATTCTATAGTAAAAACAAATAAAATGATAAAGGAGACAAAAGTACCGAGCTTTGGAGAAGATCTCTTGCAAGTGGATGTAAGCTATCCACCTTCAAATGATGTAGAAAGGATTAAGCATCTATTTGCAGAAGTTGCAGAGATAATGAGAAAAAACTATGAGGATAATAGATCACCTATTAAGAGTTTGTTGTTTGACAATGCAACAAGCCAGATTATTAATGCATCCTCAGCAGTAGAAAAAGTATTAACATATAAACACTATACAGAAAATGGAGAAGGGATTTGAAATGCTTCGCGGAACAAGAGTGCTTCTTAAGGCACCAGAATTAAAGAATACAGGTATTGAACTTACTGAAGAAACAGAAGCTCAATTACGTAATGAGTATGCTAGCAAGCTTGGTGTACTGGAAGTATATGCTGTTGGAACTGCAGTTGAAGATGTAACAGAAGGAGATAATGTTTATGTACATGAGTTTGCATTAGGTAATGCAGAAAAAGTACGTATTAATGACTCTGTAATGTTTTTAATTAATGAGCGTGATATTGCAATAATCTGGTAGTTATGGCTTTTTATAGAAAGAAACCTGTTGTTATTCAAGCTCTTCAGTGGAAGGGAGACAATCTTCAAGAGATGTTTAGCTTTTTAGGTCACAAGGATACAGAGAATTATTTTGAGCCAAAAGGTACAAGTAATTTTTATGTAAATGAAAATACTTGGGATTTGATCATTAAGACACTTGAGGGTGATATGATAGCTCCATTAGATTCTTATATAATTAAAGGTGTAGAAGGAGAGTTCTATCCTTGTCAAGAAAAGATATTTGAAAAAACTTATGAGCATGTCACAGACAAATAACATAAGACCTGACCACTATGGCGGAAAAGATTCTAAATATGAGGTCTTTAATGTACTTGAAGCATGGGATCTGGACAAAGATTTTTATCTAGGTAACGTAATTAAGTATGTAGCTAGAGCCGGAAAGAAAAATATTTCTACAAAAAAGGAAGATTTACAAAAAGCTTTAGTATATTTGGAACGGAGGATTGATTCTATCTCCACATAAATTCTCAATCTTCTTTGATTTTTTTCATAGCTTAAATCCCTGGGAGTAATCCTGGGGATTTTTTTTGTTTTATATGAATCTTTTTTATATATTATATAGTATAGTATTATTATTAAAATTATAATCATGAACAAATTTATTCCAAGTTCACCAGATAAGTTTTTGAAAAAAGATGCTGATGCAACATTAGCACGTTTTGGACACCTTAATGAACTAGTAAACAAACTTAATCAAGCTGCAGAAAATGTATATGCTGATAACGCAGCAGCATTAGCAGGAGGATTAGTAGCAGGAGATTTTTATTCTACAGATGGTACCGCAGCTGCACCACTTAATGCAGCAGGTATTGTAATGGTAGTAGTTTAATTTACTTAAGATATGTTAAATAATTTAACTAACTTTTTTAGCATACTTGCTAAGAAGAGATATAAGAGCACGCCTGAAGATACAGATTTAGTAGCTTTAGGAACAAAAGATAGAACCTTTGAAGGAGGTTACAAACCTGTAGCTACACGCTTAGAAGATTTAAAATCTTACTTTGGTGGAGGCGGAGGATCTTGGGATTTATTGCGTACAGCAGTTATTGATCCTCAGACAGGTGATGATGCAACAGGTACTATAGGAGACGGTAATTTACCATATAAAACAATTGCTGCTGCTACAAGTGCTGGTGCAACAAACTTCTATTTGCTTCCGGGAACATATACAGAAACTGTTACTGTAGCTTCTAATCATACATATTATTCTGCACAAGGAGTATTATTTACAGGTGGAGGTATTGCATCACCTGCAGGAGCTGGGCAAATTAGTAACTGGAAATGGTACGGAAATGCTAATTTTATAGGAGACTTTAGAGCATTCTATTTAATAAATAATGATGTCTATTACACTGATTTAGTATTTGAATTTGATACTATTAGAACTACAGGTGGAAATAGCATTGATCTTTATATTTGGGCGTCTCTTTCTCAAGATGCTGAATCTACAGTTACTATAATAGGAAATGAGATTGATTCTTATTCTGCTAATGGAAATGTTATAGGACCTTATGGTAATGTAAGCGGAACAATTAATATTAGAAAAAAGCTTTCTGGTTTTTATTCTCTTATTGCTTCCTCTGGTACAGGAAAATTAACCATCAACTGTCCTAACATGGTCTTGAAAGATGGAGGTTGGGCTGGAAACAATGGAGCTTTTAAACAATTGTTTCTCTCTTATGCTATTACAGGTTATGAAGATATAACAATTAACGGTAACTTTTATAGTGAAGTAACTGGTAGTTTAGGAAGTATAGCAGGAGTTATTGTTTTTCATTTAGGTGATTCTCCTCCAAGACTTCAATTTAATGGTAGAGCAAAAGCAGATTATTTATTATATGGTGTGCGTATGGCTACAAGAGGAGGTACAGTAGTAGTTCAGGGAGATATGTATCTTCCAAACGGAAGACTATTTGACCAAAGCCAAACAGAAAATGTTGCCTCATTTGAAAATGGAAGGTCAACAGTAAGTGTGGGAAGTGTAACAGGTGCTGGGACAACTGTATATTTAAAAGACTATGAAATCTTAATGACTGCAAACACTCACATAATTAGAATGGCAGATATTAGTACTGAAATTTATACTAATAATGTAAATGCTCAAGGTGTAGGCGCTAGTGCATCAAGTTATTTTATTGATACTGGAGGCGCTCCATTCCAAGCAGGTCTTAAAAATACTTGGTCAACTCAAAATCTTGATCCAGGATTTGTAAATCTTTATGCTTCAGGTTTTGTGAATGAACCTTTATTGCAAGTAAATAAAATTATATAACCATGATAATAGTTAAAACGTTCTATGCAGAAGGTTCTGCAAAAAGCACAAAAGGTATGAAGAACGGATATCCTTTTGATGTAGCCTATGATAGTCTTTCAACTGAAGATAAAACTACATATGATAATTTTTATTCTACATTTTCTACTCAAGTGATAAGTACTATTACAGGATATCCTGAAGTAATTGATATTTTAAAATTTACTGACGTAGAACCAGGAGATGATCCAGAAACATTTGTTTATGAAGATCTTTCTCAAGAAAATAAAGATTTAATTGCTGCATTTGTAGCGCTTATTTAATAAGGATGGGACTAGGAAATAAAAATAGTAAGCACGGCAATAAAGGATCTAATTATAAGTTCCAACTTGCTGTGCTTAAACTTTTAGAAAGAATTAAAAAAGCAGTATAATGAGCTTAGGTAACGGTAACCCAAAACATGGAGATAAAGGTTCAAACTTTGACTTTGAACATAGAGTATTAAAAGGCATGACTGCTATCGCAGAGGCTATGGAAAATACTCCGCACAATTATGGTCTATTCTCTCAGACTCAAACAAGCACTCCTGTAGCTGCTACAACTACTGAAGGTTCTATAATTGGAGCAGGTGTTGGGCAGCTTTCAGTACCGGCTGATGGATTCAGTGTTGGGGATTCATTTCATTTAAAAGCAGGTGGTCACATATCTTGTGCTAATAGTGAAACTTTAGAAATAAGAATTAAAACTAATGGCATTCTGTTAGCAGATACAGGAGCTATGAATCTTAATGCTACCTCTAATGATTTCTGGGAAATTGAAGCTGACTTTGTTATCCGTCAAATTGGTGGTGCAGGAGTTGCTCAAATTTTATCTAATGGTCAGTTTGTATATGTAAGAAGTTCAAATCTAAACTATGATGGTTCTGGATTTAACACTCTTGAAACTACAAATTTTGATACGACTGTGTTAAATACTCTTGAAATTACAGCACAATGGGGAAGCAATAATGCTGCTAATACTATTGTGTCAGATGTTTTAACTCTGATAAAAACATTTTAAACTAGTTTAGAAGCAACTAAAATCAAATAATTTTAGTATATTATACTAAAGGCTAATTAAATTTCCTAAAGCGTTATTTAAGCTTCCTTATACAAGCAACCTTTTATATTATATATTATATTATTTGAAATTAAAATGAAAAAAATAGGTGCTCTTATATTTAGCTCATTAGCAATATTTTCTCCAATAGAACTTTCTATTATAGTGCTTATGGGTATGATTTTACTAGATACATTAGTGAAATTAATCTCACTTAAAAAGTTAGCTAACCGTGAAAAAAGAAAATACTTTGATGTATTCCAATCTAGAATGTTGCGTCACGGATATATATACAAATCAGCAGGATACTTTATTTTAGCATTAGCTTTGTTTCCAATTGACTACTTTTTCTTAACACCTTTTATCTGTAAAGGAATTACTTATATAGGTTTAGAAATAAGCTTTATGACAAAAGCTTTATTGACAAACGGTTTATTAATCATCTTTTCACTTATTGAGCTTGGATCTATTAATGAGAACTGGGTGGATATTTCAGGAAACAATGTACTTAAATCAGTTTATGTTACAGTAGCTAAGATTAAAAAAGTTATTGCAGATAATGTAAACTTCTTAAAAGGAATTAAAAAATGAAAGATCTTCTAAAACTTCTAGCTGTAGGTATATCACTAATCTTATTAGTGGCAGTAACTAGCTGCTCACCACAGAGAAGGTTTACTAGGTTGGTCACTAAACATCCTGAGCTTATACAGACAGATACAATTATTAGGATAGATACGGTAAAGGTTGTTGTTCCTAGAATAGAAAAGGATACAGCATTCCTAGAAAAATACTTACGTGATACGGTAGTAATTGAAAAAGAACGGCTGAAAGTAAAGCTCTGGAAAGTTTATGATACTATAAAAGTAAAAGCAGAATGTGCTGCTGATACTATTGAGGTGGTAAGAGAGGTAGAAATTCCTGTCCACTACTATGAGAAAGAAAAGTCATTTTGGCAAAAGCTAGGCGAATCAATAAAAAATCTTATGTGGCTACTATTTCTCATAGCTGTAGGAATTGTAATATTCCAACTGATAAAAATTAGACCATGGAAAAACTAGACCTAAGTAAAATTGTTCAACACGATTTTACAGAGAAGGACTATAATAAAATTGTCTATGACAAGAAGCAGATAGTTTTGCATCATACAGCATCAGGTGATGGTGTGAATGGTGATATCAATTGGTGGCTAAAGGATGGTAAAAAAATTGGAACCTGCATACTTATAGGTAGAGATGGTACAATTCATCAAGCATTCTCATCTAAGTATTGGGCATACCATCTAGGAGAGAATGGTGATGACCACGTTTCTTTAGGTTTAAGATACAGAAGAAATGATATGGAGTCTATAGGTATAGAGATAGACTCATGGGGAGGTCTTAAGAAGAAAGGTGATAAGTGGGTGTCTTGGGCAGGCAAAGAGGTAGACAATGTTCAGGAGTACCCTGAAGGGTTTAGAGGATATGAGGCATTTGAGAAGTACACAGATGCTCAGATAGAATCAGTTAGACAGTTGCTTGTATTTTGGAATGAGAGATATAATATTCCTTTACACTATGATGAGCGCATTTGGGATTTAAACTCAGCAGCTTTATCAGGGAAACCAGGAGTATACACACACGTAAGCTACAGATCAGACAAGTCTGATTGCCATCCTCAACCTGAGCTGATAGAAATGTTAAAAACTTTGTAGAATGAAATTTAGAAATAACTGGAAGGTAAAAAATAAGCAGTGGGATAAATTCATATTTAAATTAAGAATAGGTTTCTTTGATATCTTTGGTATAGAAGCAGACATATCAAGAAAGTTCTATCTATTAACCTTTATGAACTTTACTATTAAAAGCAGATAACTTCCGAACGTGCTTTTATTTAAGCTTGGGTATATAATGTACTCAAGCTTTTTGTTTTTAAATGTTTACAGTTTAAACTTTTTTTGTATATTTGAGTAAACATAAATAAAACATTATGGAAAACCAACAAGAAAACCTTACGGAAGAGGAGTTAAAAGCACGTAAGGATGAGATGCTTAAGTTCTATGAAGAATCAATGCCTTATCTAAAAGCTCAACATGAGTATGAAAAAATGTTGTCAGACATTGAAGAGCAAAGATTTAGAAGAGCTAATTACCAAATGCAGTTTGCTATGATGATGCAAGCTCCAGAAATGGAGGAAGAAGAGATGGATCAGCCTCAAAGCAAACCAATGCCTAAACCTAAGAATGCTCCTGAACCAAAAGGACGTAAACTTAAAAAAGGATAGTTATGGCTTTAGTTAACCAAGTTAAGAAACAGGTGCAGATGCCTAAATGGGATTTGGTTAAGTATCAGATACTTACTCACTGTTATATTAACCGTATAACAGTGAGTGATTCTGACTTAAATTGCCTTACATTATTAAGCTTTAATGAACCAGTTGAGTTAACAAGCTTTTGTTATGATGCTTCTTCAGAGGAATCTTGGATATTTAAGTCTCCTCAAACCGTAAGAAACTGTATAAACAAAGCAATTAAAAAAGACTTAGTAGTTAAAGATTCTAATAATAAAAAGGTAATTACATTAAATCCCGCAATAAAAGTACAGACTGAGGGCACAATATTATTAGATTTTAAGTTTTTAGCACATGATTCCAAAGAAAGCACGGGAACTGTATAAAGAACTAGCAGAAGAATTAGATGTTTCAGAATCTTTGATAGAGAAGATTGTAGATTTTACCTATAAAGATTTAAGAGAAAACTTATCAGGTTTAAAACATCCAAGAATAAATGTATTAGGTTTAGGACACTTTGTAGCTAGAAAACTTAAGATTGAAAATACAATTGAAAAATACACTAAGAATTTACCTAATCATAGCACAGCAACATTGAAAGGGTACCACAACAAAAAGACTATAGAAGAAAAACTTAAAGCACTTACAAATTTACACGAGCTTATACTTAAAGAAGAAGAACGCAAAGATCAATTCAAAAATGACAAGACTAAGTGACATATGGAAAAACAGAAAGCAAATCATGGAAGGCATTAAAAATGCTGCTATTAAAAATGAATTTGTAGAAGAAGTTTCCAAAGACAGATACAGTATTTGTAATTCTTGTGATAGCAAAGGAGATAAATGTGCAGTACCAGGCACAGCTCCCTGCTGCAATGAATGTGGTTGTTCTTTATCTTTTAAAACAAGATCACTTTCTTCTGAGTGTCCATTGGGTAAATGGAAAGCAGTTATTAGTGAAGAAGATGAAGATAAACTAGAAGAATTATGAGTATAGTATTTAATGATGAAGACCATAGTTATAAAAGCATTAATCCTGAAGAAAATATCCAATGGATTAGTGTGACTACATTGGTTTCAAACTTTAAGAAACCTTTTGATGCAGATAAGGTAGCTAAGAAAGTTTCTAAAGCTAAGAAGTCTAAATGGTTCAATATAGATCCGGAGAAGATTAAAGAAATCTGGAACAGTGAATCTGAAAGAGCAATGGGCTTAGGTACCTATTATCACAACCAAAGAGAAGCTGATATATGCTCTTTAGCATCAATAGAAAAAGAAGGTATCCCTATACCAGTTGTATCACCTATAATGAAGGACGGTTTAAAGATGGCTCCTTCTCAAAAACTTACAGATGGTATTTATCCAGAACATTTGGTATATTTAAAATCTGCAGGAATCTGCGGACAAGCAGACCTTATAGAAGTAGTTAATGGTAAAATACACATCATTGACTATAAAACAAATAAGGAAATAAAAACAGAATCTTATAAAAACTGGGAGGGTATTTCAGAAAAAATGAATGCTCCCTTAAATCATCTAGATGACTGTAATTTCTATCATTATTCTTTACAGCTGAGTATTTATATGTATATGATAATAAAACATAATCCTAAGTTAGAACCAGGTAAAATGTTTATCCATCATGTAAAGTTTGAAGAAGAAGCTAAGAATGAATATGGATATCCAATAACTAAATATAATGAGAATGGAGATCCTGTAGTAAAAGAAGTTATACCAATTGCGGTACCTTATCTAAAAGATGAAGTTATTAATATAATCAGTTGGTTGCGAGATAATAAAGATAAACTTAAGAAAAAATGATAATTAAACTTTTTGATATACAAAATGGTGCAATAGTTCCTACAGAGCATTGCTATACTTTAAAGTCTTTAAAAGATATTATGGATAATTATCCGGAAGACTACTTAAGTATTTATAAGTATTTGTTCTATATGACATGTCCTGATCCTGACAGTAATCCGTTTTTTCACACACCTGAAATAGACAAGGAAGATATTATACTAAGAGAGATACAGGCAGAGTTCAGTGTGGAAGATGATGATATCTTTACAGCATTAGCTTTTTGTAGAAGAATGTATGAGACACCTACATCTAGAGCTTATGAAGGAATCAAGAAAGCTTTGGATAAAATAGCTAAGTACATGTCTACTGTGCAAATTACTGATGGTAAAGACGGTAACATAAACCAAGTAAGAGCCATGGTAAAAGATTTTGATAGTATCAGAAAGTCATTTAAAGGTGCTTATAAAGATTTGCAAGAAGAGCAGCAAAGCAAAGTAAGAGGTGGTCAAGGATTAGCGTATGATCAATAATGAGTGACATTTGGCAAAACATACCTACTTGGGACAATGGTGTCTGGACAGAAACTTCTTTTGAAACAAGAGAGGAGTTTGCTGAATATTTAACTAACTATTTTAAAGAACCTGGTCAATATGAATTTGATGAAACAACAGAAGAGTTTATATCTCAAGCTAAAAAATTTAATGATCTGGGTTACTATTGTGAGCATCCTCTTAGGTCTAAAGATTATATTAACTATTGGGATGATCAAAAACAAAAATGCAGGAAAGGTGTACTTTACAAGAAAGGTAGTAAGGTATGGTTTCTAACCCGTGAGTATTACATGTGGTTAAACTTCTTACCAATCTTTAACAAAGAAATACAGAAGTTTGGATTTGCTGATATCAGGGATGCTCAGTATCACATGGCACTGTATGAGTTTTTAGCTGAGTTGAATTACAAGCATGTAGCAATACTAAAGAAAAGACAGATTGCTTCTTCTTATTTTCACATAGCAAAGCTTATCAATCAGCAATGGTTTGAGCCCGGAGTTACTTTAAAGCTTGGAGCTAGTTTAAAAGACTATATAAATGAGAAAGGTTCTTGGAAATTCTTAGATGAGTATGGTGCCTTTCTTAATGAACATACTGCTTGGTATAGACCAATGAACCCTCAAAAGGTTTTAATGTGGCAGCAGAAGATTGAAGTTAGAAAAGGTGGTAGAAAAACTGAAGTAGGTCTTAAAGGTACTATACAAGGTATGTCATTTGAGAAAGATCCTACAAATGGTGTAGGGGGTCCTGTTAAATACTTTTTCCATGAGGAGGCTGGTATTGCACCAAAGATGGATCAGACATATGAGTATATGCGTCCTGCAATGAGATCTGGTTTAGTTACTACAGGGGTTTTTATAGCTGCAGGTTCAGTAGGGGATTTATCACAGTGTCTTCCTTTGAAAGATATGATACTTAATCCTTTAGCAAAAGATATTTTTCCAGTAGAAACAAATCTTTT